AGCTTCTGGCGGGAATAAAAATTGGTGGAAGTGATGTAGGTATGAGCAATCGTAGCTCCTTGCTGTATAACAACAAGTTGTCCAAGGTCGCTAGTAGGGGGAAAGTTGGATGCTGGAGTCGCCAAACTAGCCGCATCTGCTTCAAAAATCCCCGTCAGAATCCTGGTATTCCAGTCAACCGTACCGACCAATCCCCTCAAATTGGGACCTTGTCCCAACGCGGCTGCATCCGTGTCGGCTGTACCATTTCCCAATCCGGTAAGCTTAAATCCGGCCATTGGAATATTATTGGAGGGAGGACTTTGACCGTCCCGAGTCATACAATTTGTCAATCCTGAGGTAAAAATATCGCTCATATTATTATTAAATTGAGCAGCCAGAATTACCGTCCCAGGTACGGCGGGATAATTAGGAGGTGCAAGCGAGACGAATGTACCACTACCGTTAAAAGGCATTTTACTGTCCCCCATTCTGAGGCTGGATTTGAGTTCCTACGTTAGTGGCCGCTGGGGCAACTTTTTCGGAAATAATTTTCATTGCTGCTGTAGAACCGGGTTGGACTTTAGCCAATTTCATCAATTGACTAACGCCTTCGGGAGTCCGTAACATGTTCGAGATTTCGCCTTCTGCATCCCCACCCAAGAATCGTTGAAGGAATAAAGCAGGCTGACGGAATGGTTGTACAGCCGTAAACCGGCCTAGGAATCCGACTGAAGTTTCTTGCGCCTTCTGCAACTGGGCATCCGTTACACCAGGTCCAACTCCCTTCACTGAAGCCGCCCGTTGAATTGTCTTCATCAAATTCATGCCACCATCAACCATCAACTTTTCATCCTGTCCACTTGACCGTGCAATTCCTGCCAATACATCCTTGAATCCTTGACGCTTGGCATCCGTTCCGAAGAATTGCTGTTCGATGCTTGAGGCTACATCGGCATTAGGTTGCCCACTATTATTAGTAATCGCCTTATTAAAGTTTCGAGCAATCCAGCTAGCTCCAATATCCGTAAAGGCTTGAGCTCCTTCAGGTCCGTTCGAAGAAAACATCCGCTGAGTCTGCAAAATATCAGAAGGAAGTGCCTTTCCAGTCTTAGGATCCAACGGCGTACCTTTGTCGAAAATTGAAAAAATCTTCTCAGGAGCCGATTTAGCCTCAAGATATCCGGACTGCCCGGCAATCTGTCCAATCGGTCCTTGTTTGATCGGATTATCAAGCGTCTCATGGATATAAGCATTCAACTCGTTACCTTTCTTGAAGGTAGGATTTACATCCCCAAGTTGATTCTTTATTCTCGTGATAATAGCTGTCTGCAATCCAAGTGCCGATTTGTCACTGGAACCGGCATTAAAAAGATTCTTGCCTGCATTCGATTCACTCTTCAAGACCTCATTGATTTGATTAATATTGGTCAAAGGAATCTGCTTCTCTCCGACTTGAACTCCATCCCTGTACAACGGCTTGGTGACTTGAAGCTTATCGACAAGAGATTGAATCAACTGTCCTTTAGTGGTGCCGGGATTCGAGGCAGCCAATCGTTTCAAATCTCCAATAATCCCTTGAGCCATTGGCGTTGGAATATCCCCAGCTCCTTCAATCAATGGACCCACTTGAGATTGACGATATTGGGCCGCTTGATTGATAGTATTGGTAGCTTCCTCTTGGGCAGTATTTGCTGCCTGACGTGGATTCAATACCTGTCCAGGGAGACTCTTTTGAAAGTTCTGAGTAGCATCAACAATCTGTCCAGGCTGTTCTCTTAATTGATTCAAAAGGCCTTGACCACCCGGCTTTTGAGAAAGGATTTGTTCCGCTCCCAACACACTATTACCGGTCGGCAAAGACTGACCTAGAGTCAAATCCACCCCATGTACATCCCGAGCCTGAGTTTGAATTTGCCGTGCCCTTAGCATATCTTCAGGACTCAATCCCGAAGTAGCGGCTTTTGCCAAACTAGATTTAACAGCTGTCGGAAGCAAAGTTTCAATACCTTGTGCGACGGATGGAACTGCCAATCCACCAATTACAGCACCCACTGGACTTCCTCCAGTAGCTTGTTCGCCGACTTGACTCCCGACATTCGAAAGTCCTCCATAAATTCCACGGGTAGCCGCACCTTCCAATACTCCAGCTCCCGGTAATGGAGTTGCCATAGCTGCCAACCCCGCACCTGAAATCCCTGCCGCTACCTTACCAGCTTCCGTCTCAGGAACATCATAAGGCCTCAACGCCGTCAACCATTTTGCGAATTCTTGAGCATATTCACCCGGAGTGTGATTAGGCAAATAGTCACTAACGTGGCCCAAAGTATCGTCCAATGTCGTTCCAGCAGCATGAGCCAATAAATCAAAAGGAGCTCTAGCAACCTGCTCCCCACCCCGGTAGATATCAGCAGCCAAGTTTGCAGGAACAGCCAATCCTTGTTTGATTGCCGATTGGGCGACTCGTCCATATTCTTGAACCCCCCGAACGATTTGATCGCGAGTATCCGTGGAGTTCCCGGCAATCTTGTTAACATAATCTCGAGTCTCTTCAGGTAAGTGGGATGCAAATTGATCCCAAGAAAGTTCGCCTTTGGATGGATCACCATATTTTTGAATAGTTTCCGAAACACGACCAGGTCCGGCATTATAGGCGGCATAACCTAGTCTTTTATCACCAAAAGTATCTTCTTGATGTTTTTGATAGGCTGCTCCTAGAGCCTCATTATAGGAAGCATCATTTTTGAATCTTACGGGATCCCATGGTAATCCAGCTAGTGCGGCTGCCTCAGGACCGGTGGCAGGCATAACCTGCATTACACCGACTGCGCCCCGAGGACTTACTGCCGCCTGATTCCCTCCCGATTCCACTTGCATTTGCTTTTGATGCATTGGATCGTAATTGGCATTAGGATTAGGAACGTCTCCCAGGGAAGACGCTGTAGAAGGTTGAAAGTCATGCCAAGGCTCATTCCCAGAAGCTTGAGTGGGAACTTGAGCCTGAGGCACTGGAGCTTGAAAATCTTCCCATGGTTCACTCATTGCCGTGGCCCCCAAGAAGCTGGATTGGCAGGATCACCACCCAAGAATGGCCGTCCTTTGTAAACTTGACCTACAGCGGGAACACTAGTATTGGTTTGGCTTCCACTTCCAATTACAGGTTGGGTAGAAAGACCTGGAGGAACCATCCCACTCACATCCTTGATATCCGGTCCATATCTTTGTTCAATTTGATTAATGGTAATACGAGCTCGTTGAGCAGCCCTGTCACTACCGTTCTGCAACATTACTCGTAAAGCCTTGGCACTTGCCGGATCTTGTGTAATGTTTGGATGGGCTTCCAAGAAACGTTCACCTTCTTCGTTTGTAATACCACGACCACCCTGCCGAATAAATTGGAGTAATTGAGTTTTGACAATGGAGTCAAGTTGAGCTGAATTCACTACCTTTTCGGGCATTGGAACACCAAAAATAGCCCCAATCCTGGCCGCTTTTAAGGCCAAATCAGCTCCAGTCCCACTAATTCGTGGCAAATCTTCCAGTTGTTGAATCTGATTCATCATGTCTTGAGTGTCTTGCTGCGAATCAAGTGTCTTCAAGGCATCTGCATAACGTTGTTTATGAACATCTGCAATATCCTTGGACATTTGTTTCTCTTCCTGACCTTGCATATAGGTAGGATTTACGGTAACGGATTGATTACTTGGTGGCCGAATTGCCAGTTTATCCCCAACTTGAACACTATAAGGATTGTAGACTTCACCACCGCTGGAAACTTTATTTTCGGTAGCAGGATTATATCCAGCAGGACGTTGAGAACCATAATTTCCTTGCAGCACAGCCATTGGTTTCCCATCCGGTCCAATAGCCATTTGTGGGCTAAAAGTTTCAGGTTTGCGGGAAAGTTGAGCCGCAAGCGCCTTTTGTGCAATTCCTTGAACTTCAGGAAACGAGCTTGCAAGACCACCACTAATGAGATTTTGTAAGCCTCCGAGTTGAGGATTTTGTGGAATTGGTGGCGTAGATGGCATAGCTGGAGTCGCCGCAACGGCAGGCTGGGCTTGCTGTCCCACCAGAGCTTGAGCCAATGGACTCGCATTATCCGTGGCATTGATTGGAGTCTGCGAACCAGCAGCATACGAACTCGTTCCTTCTGGATTCACGTTCGCTAATTGAGTCGAACGATCTTCCACGGGAGGGAGTTGAGAACCTCCAATTTGAGCCGCTGGACTAGCCTGAGCTTGTGGCGCCTGCCCGCCCACCAATCCTTGCAATTCCTGATTCATTGCCGCTTGCCGTGCCACTCCATTCGAAAGATCCTGTTTATTAAGGCTTTGATTCCCGTAGTTGGAAATGATAGCCGAGAGTGGACCAGCAAGTGCCTGAAGCAATCCACCACCCACGTAAACATTTCCCACCATCTGACCGGGACTTGTTTGCATCCCACGTTGGGTCAAAGCATCCAATAATGCTCTTTGACGGTCAATCTGGCCGCTTCTAATATCAAACTGGTTAGCCATTTTGCACCTCCCTTAGAGCATCATTGCAGCCATAGCTGCCATTGTTCCAATTTGGCCAATAGTCTGCATATTTTGACCACTGGCAGCGTTTTGGGCATTTGTTCCATTCAAGTTGGCTTTATACTGACCGCTCAAGGCGCCAAGAAGATCCGGCGATTGATATTGAGTGGCCGGAGCAAAACCTGGATATTGAGGTTGATTCAAAGTCGGCCCTTGAACTCCTCCAAGTAATTGGCTCAAATATCCCATCTGAGTGTTGTAGTTATTCAGGTTCTGAGAATTCTCAGTATTCATCTGATTGTAACCAGCCAATTGCGACTGATATCCAGCGTTCCCGTAAGCCTGATTCTTGGCATTAAAGAAGTCTCGAAGGGCATTATTATAGCCTTCCGATCCTTGTTGGAATCCTTGATTCGCAAGCTGAGCCCGCTGACTGGCTTCATCTTTCGTGAATTGCTGATCATAATTTTGAGTCAACATCCGATACATTTGATTGGCAATATCGGATTGTGAAGCTTGTTGCAAAGTAGGAGTCTGGTATGATTGAATAAGTTGTCCTACACGAGCATTCTGTTGATTCTTCAGAGCTTGTTGTTGGTCCAAAAGTTGTTGTTGTTGAGGAGTAAAGGTAGTGGATTGATTCCACTGGCCTCCAGCCTTAGCATTATCCAAGTCCGATTTGAATTGAGCTCGCTGCGCCATAGCTTCATCCCCTTGTTGATACCGGGGATCATTCAAATATTGGTCATACTGGCTTTGAGCATTATGAATGGCAATCTGTTGTTCGGGGCTGTAGGTTTGGGTCCAAGTCGTCTGGCCATACGGATCCGTTTGATTCGGCCGATTGGCTTGAGTCAAATATTGGGCAATTTGTTGATCATTCTGCCCTTGAATTTTTGCCACTCCAGTGTAATCAGGAGTTGGTGGAGTTTTAGCACTAGCGCCCATTTCGTTCATCCTCAGTAAGCCATTTGCAAGTCTGAGGGGTCATTTTGTAAACAATAAGATCCCCATTCCCAATTCCAGCACCTTTTAAGCGGACGTCTTCTTCCCAACCCACACCTGCCACAAACTTTTGGCAACGAGTATTACTAGAGTCCACCACGCACGAAATGCGCTTGCAAGAATTCGCCACGAAACAATAATGGAAACAAGCATGGAGAAACTCCTTGGAGAAGAAGCTTCCCCGTCTAGCGGCACAATGTAGGAACATATGAGTGCCATTGTATTGCTCAAAAACGCATCCTGCTACCAAAGTATGGTTGGAATTCGAGAATCCCATGGTGGTTCCTTTTCCTGGGAACCATTCATTATTGCAGCGGGACATGACCCACCCACCCACTCGGTCGTGTTGATGGCAAACGATCATATCACACCCCCACGCTCGTAAACGAAGTCCGTGGATTGCCATTTCACGGTTGCAATTTTAGAACGGATTTGCATTTTGGCAGCAACCGCATAGCCATCATTAACACCAACCGAATTCCATTGTTTGGAAGTAGCGGGACCACTACCGAAGACTCCAGTGTCCCATAAAGCAGTATCCCAGAGAGAACCGGTCGCTTGACTTGCCAATACGATTGAATAGTCTTGGCTGTCGTCGAAATCAACATTCACACCGATATATAGGTCATAAGCCCCATTCACCAGTAATACGGGACGGATTAGTTTAAAATGTTTCAATCCTGTTTGGTTCATGAACGGAGCATAAGATGGAGTCAAATATGAGTAAGCTGTTAAGGCCACTCCCGTGATATAGGCTCCATTATCAGCTGGTCCTGTCCAAGCCTGCATTACAGTTGTTTCCGACCCAAAATAAAGATTCCCTTTCCATACGATAAAGCATCCAGCATTCCAACCCTGGAATCGGCACCAAGATTGAGTGAGTGTATTCATCACGTATTGGTCAGTAGCGGTCCCTACAAACGTGGGAATATTCACAATAATGGCATTTTGGGAAGGAAAAACCGTCATCTGCCATCCTAAGTTTGCCCCATAAAGTGAAGTAGCAGATGAAAATGCTTGATTGATTTTGTCGCTTAAGGCTACTGTTTTGTCAATCGAAGCTGATTGAAGGGCCTTGGAAATTGGATAAAGACCTTGTTTGCACAGAAAAAGAAGATCCCCACCATATTTTACAAAACATCTACGTCCAATTGGTTCTCCAATGTAGAAGATACCGACAAGAGCCCAAGTTGTTGGGCTGGATGGATCCGTTCCTTTGTAAACGGCCATTTCGCCTTCAGACGTTACAAAGACGGCCAAGTCATCAACTCCAGCACCACCGTCAATAGTCCAAGTTCCCATTGCTTCAAGGAAACCTCCTCTTGTGAAAAGACCTCCAAGTGGAAAGACGGTGGCGGCTCCGCCTATTGAAGCCACTGGCAAATAGTAGATGTCCAATGACCCCGTTAGGCAGAACCATAAGCGATTCTTGAACGAATTTATATTGACAATGGAAGTCGTCGTGATTCCGGTAATTGCATGGGCACTACCACCATCTACCGACTCCCATACCGCGCCATCATACAAACGTGGCTTATCGGCACCATTCACAAACATCATAAATGAGCCAGCAGCCGTCGAAAAGTTAGCGTATTGACCACTTCCGATTGTAAGAGCCGTGACGGCTGCACCAATTGCTCCACCAGCCGTAATATCGAAAATCCCTACCGAATTGCAAGCAAAAAGTTTTTGCACAGTAGGGCTGGCATAAGACATCATTGTTTGAACCCTGGTAGCGAATCCAGTTGCATAGCTTACGTTTCCTGGTCTCAAATCAACACTTGAGGCTGATGGAAAAAAGTTATCCAAAATGGTTGCGTCACGGGGATCCATGTTGGCAATCGAATCACGGGCATTCCACCCACCCACTGGAGCAGGAGCCGATCCCAATTGACTAATTTGTTGAGCCGGGTTCACTTGAGATTGCAGCGAACGCTTTTTCATAGCGGCCAGCTCCCAGGCGGAATTATAATTACCGGACCGACTCCACCGTCCGTTGCATCCCCTGATTGATAGAGAGTCCTTTTAGCGCCACTCCGTCCGGCTTCATTCAAACATGAAGTTTCCCACAAATCCTTGTCTTGAGCGTAAGGAAGGCCTTTTTCACACTTCCATTTCCACCTTAATCCTTGTGTCAGAAGTCTTGAATTGAGGTTAAAAGTGTCGGAATCTAGCGTGAAAGCAGCCTTATTGAGTCCTGAAACGTTGTCCTTCACCACCCAATTACTAACATACTCGAATGCGCAAGTGTGTCCGGCAGCAGCAACGGGATTGAAAAGTAAATTACCACCGCGAATTCGATAGCGATAAACCGGTCCAATAGGTACAAAAGCTTTAGCCTGTTGCCAAGCTTGTGGGCCAATCGGCCCGTAGATTGGGATTTTTTGCGTACGATCGAAAATGGTTTCATTTATAATCCTATCGAAGCCGTTAGGCGCAAGGGTTAGAATTGATCCTTGGTTTTCGCTTGCAGTCGTTACGAACGTGGTTTCCAAAATGAGTTCTTCGAACACGAATCTATCGACGAGTTCCTCCAAAACCTCGTTCAAGAGATTCAGGATTTGCACGTTTTGTGTATCTTGGCTCCCTACAACGGAAGAAGGGACCCGAAGTCCCGTACGTGAACAAAATTGCTGAGCCGCTTGAAGCAAGGTTATGGCCATTTCGGCGGTCCTTTAGTTGAAATCTACGTCTGGGGTTTGGCCACCATCCGCTTGAGGCTGATAAGAAGGTTGAGGCTGGAATTGTTGATGATCGTTTAGTTGTTGGATTTGCAAAGCCATATCGGAAAGGCGTTGTTCCAGGACTTTATTTCGTGATTCAAGAGCTTCATACTTTTCTTCCAAAGCGGAATGCGATTCAGCCAACTTGCCAGTGGATTCTGAAGCTTTGAGCCAATTCTCGGCCCTTCTTTTAATGTCTCGGCTGCCAGGACCCATCCGGCTCAAAGTTTCTTCATTTGCGGAAGCAATATCCTCAACCGTTAAAATGCGATAGGCTTGAAAGTTCTTGATTTGGGCAGGACTCAAGCCGGGCCAATTTACTAGAGCCGTTCCATGCAATGGAATCTCTTGTCCAGATTTCCAAAGTTTGTAATTTTCCTTATAGCCGGCAACCCATGTTTTCGAGAAACGATCTTGGTTGGCTTCCATGGTGATATGAGCGAGCCAATCTTCCGCAATCCTTTCAATACGGTCCTTCGAGCCTCTTGGCGTAATGATTGCAAAATCCCTGTCTTTAGAGACGTAATGCCCTTGTTCGATGCTCGCCTGCCGATCTTCCACGGGACGGGTTTCAAAAACCACGTATGGAGGCAAATCGTCTTTAATTTCAATACTCATGGTGGGTTCCTCTTGCAGTCTATAAAAAGAAGCCCCATCGGCACTGCTACCTTTGGGGCTTAAATCCCACTAGATAGTGGATTATGCGGTGATCAAAGTAGCCGTTGGACGGTTAATATGAGCCACAATAAAGTTAGTGTAAGTTGCGGTTACGGAACCGGTTACGGCGGCAGAGTTTGCTACCGATACCGTCACGACACGACCATCCGGGCTGACGTTGGTGACGAGAGCCGAAGCACCCACACCAGTACCAGTCAGAACGCATCCAATAAACCAACCTTCCGAGTTTGGAACTTGAATGGTAGAAGCACCGCTGACGCCACTGCAACCTGCTTTAACGACAGTAGTGGTAGCTGCCAAAATGCTCTTGGCATTCAAGACGCCGAAAGTAGTGGCAAAAGTGTCAGCACGGCCAGCCGTAGTTTGCGACAGACCGATTTTGACACCGTTCGCAATGCTGGTAGTGGTAGCCATAGGCACCAAACCACCAATGCAGAACCAACCAAATTGACCAACCGTAAAGTTGGACATTGCCACACAAAGCGAGTTACCGCCGTTGGCTACGCCAGTAGCAACTGCTGTGGTTTGCATTTCCAGAATTCCGTTCGTAAGAACGTAGTTCATGGAGCAAATGCTACCACTTGGAATGGTGGCGGTCGCCTTTCCATAGATGAATTCGCCAGGACCCCAGTAGTTGTCGATTGCAGTGACCATAAAACCTGTACGCATCCGTTGCGTAGTGTCTACTGCGTAAACAAAGTTGGGTTGATAGGTCCCAACAATCGCATCAATACCTTGATAGTTCATGATAGGCCCCCTTAGGCTTTCAGCACGCCTTGAAGTGAACGGTTAGAGACGACCAAGTTGCCCATCCAAAGGATTGGAACTACAGCAGCATCTTGGTTGTAAGGTTTCATTTCATCCATGACGGTAAGGTCGGCTTGCGAGTGTGCCACAAGTTCGAAATAGTCCGTGTTGAGGAAATACATGTGTGCGGCAGGAATACCCGAACCGCCGTCGAAGGTTACTTCAGCCTTTTTGTACATCAGCGACACGAAACCAGCTTTCACGGATTGAGTATCGTTATAGCGACGCAAAGAGATTTGAGAAGCTTCAAAAAAGGTGTAGTAGTCGTTCGAACATACGATCAAATTAGGTTGATCATCGGCACGGGTTTGGGCCAAGTAAAGAGGCAACATCAACGATTCGATTGTGGTAGCGGATGGAGTAATTGCACCACCGCCTTGCAATGGAGCCGCTGCTGATTGAACGATGTTCTGCCAGAATGGGAAAGCGCTTGAGTCAATCCCGCCGACAGTCCCGGTGCCTGCATCCGCAACTAGTGCCTGGAGACCATTGATTTGGTTCGCAAGCGTACCGTCGGAATACAAATCCGCCGAGAAGTTGTTTTTGAAAGTACGAATCGCATTCTTCATCCGGGCTTTCACCAAGTTGATAATGCGGGAATCGCCGTTGTTGATACGGAGTTCCAGGCCACTCGCTACAACGTTAATGGCGATTTGGCGCCATTGGAATTCAGCAGCCGAGATAACGTCCGATGCACTGATGTTGAGTGTATCGTAGCCGCTATAGCGCTGATAAGTACCGTTGTTTTGGTAGTCGAGGTCTTGGACGATGGAAAGGCCGCCGTCTTCATTCCGATGCTGACCGTCTGCCATAAGCTTCCGGCACAGAGCATTGTTTTTGGAAACGTTGTCCTTTACATCTTTGGCGTGCTTGCGGAAGGTGGTCGAAACCAGTTCCGTGAAGGTGGCATTGGGGCTGGCCATTTTGGCAGACTCCTAGAGGGTTAGCGAGAGCGAATTGCTGCAAGTGTTTCTGCTAGCGTATCGTCAATGCTGCCAGTAGGAGCGGTCGCGCTTCCGGGGCGGGCAGATGTCTTCACATTCGCGGCAGTTGCCTTTTTGGCTTCCGCTACTTTTGCTTGACTTTGAGCTTGGGCTTCCGCCGCCAGACGGGATTGTTCCTTTGCTCGGGTTAGTGGATTCGCCCAGACAGCTTTTTCGTATGCTTCTTCCAAAGTCTTACATACACCGGAAGAAATAAAAGCAGCCATTTCTGCTTCTACTGCCGCAAAATGCTCATTTTTGGGATTCGCTTGAAAGGCGTTAATCTTTGATTGAGCTTCTTGCATTACGAATTGCTGACGCTGAGTGTCCTCTTGTTGACGCGTGGATTGTAGCGCGTTTAGTTGATCCTGTAAAGATTTGACAGCTGGATCGACGTAGGCTGGAGGTGGTACGTTAGCGGCAAGGTCCAGGAGGTCAATACCGTATTCATGGGCAATTTTACCCAATAATTGCATACGCTCGCCATTCGTGCCAAAGCGCATTGTTTTGGAGTATTCAAGAAGTCCATTTACTTCCGCGTATGGATCTACGCCTGAACGTTGAAGATAGTCAATGTGCGGGGCCACGACATTCTTAAAGTTATTGCCAATAGTGGCGTCGAGTTTGTAGTTCTCGATCCCTTTGAACATGTCTTCTTCGCGTTTGACGATTTCAGCCTTGATGGTAGGAGAAAGATTGGCCCATTCTGCGGCTGCCTCTTTGCGCCAGGTTTTTGGAGCAATGGCGGTAGGATCGGTGACGGGCTCGACAGGTTCGACAGGAGGTGCATTTGGGTCTACTGGTTCGACAGGCTCAACAGGTTCCACCGGTTCTGTCGATTCAACTTCTTCGACTTCCTGAGGTTCTTGTGGTTCGGTAATCGCTTGAACTTCAGCCGGTACAAGTGGTTCGGCGTCAGAAGCCGGAAAAAGACTCCCACTTAAGGTGTCTACTGCTGCGCCCATATCAAATTCGTTTTCCATTTTCATTACCTTCTAGTGGTTTGGATTTCACTTGCCAAGAGTTCTTGTTCAAGCTTGGCTTTAGCTTCTGGTGGAAGTTGAGCCACATATTGTGCAGCAGTTTCACAAAGTTTGTTTTCAAATTCTTCGTTAGCGAGACGTCTATTGCGGGCTGCGTCTTCTTTTTCACCTTCTTCATAGACATGCTTTCCATGGAGTTTAAGGTTTTCTTCATGAGCACGTTTGGAACGAATGGGTTTGCCTGTTATTGGGCAATCGTAGTCTACGTCAAGTTGACGCAAAGAGGAAGCCTTAATCCCAATATCGATAATGGCTTTTGAACCACATTTTGAACAAAAACTTCTATCTTTTTCATGTTTAATGAATCGGCCAGGACAATCACAAAGTAGTATGAGGCTCATTTTATTCCGTACTCCAGTGGATCACCACGACCTTCCATAATCCAATTTCTTTGATTGGATGTCATTTTTTCAAAGTCCGTGGTGGGCATTAAAGCGATTCTTTTTTGAATCCATTCGTCGAAAGTTGGGTGTTCGCATATATATTGAATGATTCCTGTTTTTGAGCATTTATGAAGTAAACGTTCCCATTTTGAAGCGCTTATATAATCATCGCAATTCCAAAACCACATAAGTTCCCAATTCAAGTCTCCTTTGTTGGTGGAGCGCGTTTTTCCGGCCTTATGCTGGCGTAAGCGTTGGACCAAACTACCTGTAATCCCGACATAAAGATGTCCATCTCGGTTTTCAATACAATACACATACATGCATGACATTTTCCATCCATTTCGTTTCATTATGTCGGGATAAAGATTCATTGAACACCTTCTCCACCTTCAGCGGCTGATTGTTTTTGCATGACGGCAATCTTTTTCTCATAATGAAGTTCCGAAAGTCCTCTTTCCCGCATCACGTTTAGTTGAAGTTCGCTTGAAGTCCTGTCAAGATCGGCAATTTTGGCATCCAGTTGTTTCTGCATTGAAGACATCTGTTCGGTCATCTGCATTTGCATATTGGCCTTAGCGGTCTGGACTTCAAATTGATTCTTCTGTGATTCAAGTGCTTGGGTTTGATTCTGCAAGTCGGCCTTCTGGGCTTCAAGTTGTGGATCAGGCTGCGAACCTTGTGGTGGAGCTGGAGGTTGCATTTGCTTAAGTTCGTCCTCTACTTGTGAACCGAAGTTGAACCGGCGGCATATAGTGAGAAGAATGGCCTTCATGGCATCGAATGGCAGGCTTCCCGATTCCACCAGTGGTTGTACGCCCAAAAGGAATTGGCTCAATGCGTTCATCAATCCCATCATCGATTCTTTGTCTTCCGTGGCTTCCGGCTCGATAGTCGAATTCGTTTCGATGTCAATCTTATATCCACGTTGAATGTCGTTTTGCATCACTTTCATGATGTCTTCCCAGGACGGCAAAGCAAGCATCTTTTGAATCATTTGAATTTGTTGTTGAAGTTGAGGTTGTTGTTGTAAGGTTTCTGGAGGCATCTGGCCAAGTTGTTGCATTATGGCTTGGGCCTGTTGTTTTTGCTGATTGGTCGGATATTTTACGCTAGTCATCTGTGACAAAGTGTCTTGGCTGAATTTCCCACATACAATTTCACTCATAATGCGAAGCGAATCTACAACATAGCGTTGAACTCTTTTTTGAAGTTTCCGCAACCGCAAATTACCCCACTGACTCTTTATGTTTTGGGCACTGGCCGTTTCGTTCGGGTTAGAAGCGCCACGGAGGATATCCGAAATCCCTGTAATTTCGTAAATGACGGCTTTGGTTTGTTGCCGATTGAGGTAGAGTTGTTGGAGGACTTGGATGATTTTATCAAGAGGGAGCATCCAGATTGCTTTATCGAGTCCCCCACGGTCATACATGGCGCTTGTGTTGTCCGCCGGAAGAAGCGCCGTATCGTTTGCAGCAAAAATGTTAGCCAATGCATCAATTGACGAATCATATACACCACGCACTTTGAGTGCGTCGATTAAGCGGTTAATCCGACCCGTCACCCGGTTGAGTTCCTTAGCCTGTTCTTCATAGAAGGCATAAAGAGTTTGAGGCGTCAGGCCCGATACTCGCTGAAAGAGTGTAAGGGGTTGAGGGCAATTAAAGAATCCAGTAAGTTTCAAAGGATCTTCCACAACTTTCAAGGCATCATCTTTGAAACCTTCTGACACGAAATAAACTTTTTTATCATCTTTGTCCCAAATTTCATAAACCCAAGCGACTTTCATTTCTTTGTCGATATCGTCATTTTTCTTCCCACCATCAAGTTGCGAGTCATCCATGATGGCAATTTTACACTTGCGGCCATTCTCACCGAAATTTCTATCAAGTTCCTCCCTTGTCATCGGCCACTTATAGGCAATCCACGGTACTTCTTGCCAAGTCCTCCCATATCCGTGGCAAAAACGGTCCCAAGGAATTTGCTCCCCGCATACCGATTCCCACGAAACTTTTTCACCCTTCGCAACCTCACTTTCAATAATACCGGGAAGAACACGGCCATCCTCAATCTGTTTCGAGCCATCTTCAGTCTGAGGCGCAGAAGGTTCGCCCGTTTCTTCGATGTAGGCATCATATTTAAACCTTGTGACGCCCCGTCCTGGAACTAATGAGTCGAGCGTGGCAGCAACCATCAGTGTGTCGAAACTCGCATAAATTGCGCTCCCGTCGTCAAGAAGGTATGCGAGCGACCTTTGCAAAACTTTTGAAACCGCCGCTCCCAATGGATCATCATCCTTGAACCTCCGTTGGACAAGTGGAGTTGGAGTGACGGAATATAAAGCAGGTGCAAGGGTTTCGGTATTAGAGTAAAGAATATTAAACTGGTACGCTTTCTTTTCTTCCGCTTCATACAAATTGATAACTTCACACCCGCTGTCCCTCCATTTTTTCTCTCTTTTCTCGGCTGCCTTGATGGCTTGGAGCCAATTCGATACGAGAGCTGAGCCCTTAGCATCTTCCGGTCCATTTTCCGCGTCATCTGTTGAAAGATCAGGGCTCGACATGATTACAATCTTCCGTAGTAGCATACGTTAAGTTTGGCACCAGCAACTTGGCTGATGACTCTGAGGACAGTAAGTTGACCAGCATCATAGACGTATTGAACGCCTACCGCGAGAGGCATTCCAACCGTTGTGGTAGGTGCCGTACCATCATCCCGCCATCTAATAGCTTGAGCTTCACATTGCATGGTGCAATAAGCCGTCCCGGCGGGCACCGTAAGCGCACTTGAAGCATCGATCGAAGTAAGTTGCTGGTATCCTAATGCAATTGAAGCGCCTTGGTTAATCATTTCCGTGTACCCCTTCTTTAAAATTCATCAGCAGCCTTTTTGGCTATCTGAGTTTGTCTTGCGATTATTTCATTGAATGTCATGTCCATTGGATGTTTGGGATAATGAATACCTTCCGGTTGAGTGATATTCATCAGCCATGGTCTAGACATAACTGCATACCGGGTTTCATCATAAGCATGGTCTTCCATTTCCGTGTCGATGTCTTCTGGATTTTTTTCATCATGTTGCAAGTAGGGAATGGTTCTGATGGTATCTTCACAAGTCTCAAGGAAGTAGAGCATCGGAATGCCATCATCCCCTTTCAGTCTATTATGCATCATTTCGGCGCCAGGAATCCTCTTATTGTCAGCATTATTCCACGAAACCCCTTTGATAGACATTTGTTCGTTGATGGATGGGCCGCCACTTCTTATATGAACGGCCGGATCTCCAACTCTGTACGTGATCTTCCATCCCTTCTCTTTATCCTCTTTCTCTCTTTCCAAAATCCCCATTGCAATTTCAGGGTTGCCCATTTTAATACCGACGTTTGGAGCTTTAGCGCCATACCATTCCCGGTATTTTAAAATAGCGCCTTTCGGAAGACCCCAAGTTCCGTCACTCACGGCGTACCAACCTACCGAGAATGGATGCGCGCTTCCCCAGTCAAATGCACAAAATTTTAAGCAATTCCTCGGTATCCGGTCCATCCATTCGGCTGCCAAAACATGCTTGTCGAAACTGAACTCATCAAAAAAGGCTCCATCTACGGCGTCCCAGTCGCCTTCAAGCCAGGCCTTAACGAGAGCTTCCGATCCAGTCTGTCTTAAGCCCAACACGTACGTTGGGTTATTCCGCAAGAGAAGCTTATTATCGCTAATGCGAGAAGGAATGAAGACACGGGAGATGGAGGTCGGAATAATCTCCCCATCAATCTCAATATCTTCCGTTTCCGTGATTAATTTGTAACCTTTCGGGCATGGATCAATATAGCGGGCTTTAACCCACAAGTGGCCTGGACCACCAGGGTTTCCAGTCAACCTCATTCCGCATGGAACGCCTTCCGCACTCCTTAACGTACCCTTCAATTTCATGATTGGGCCGGGAGACGGAAAGTTTGTTACTTCTTCAATATATACTCGAGTGTACGAGTGGCCTTGATAATTCTCAGCGTCTGCATCCCTTTCAAGGTGAACGAATGCCAGTCGAGCACCATTCGCCATTGTAAATTCAGCTCTCGTGCGATTATAAACCGCTCCCAACTTCTTAAAAAGTTTCTCACATCTTGCAATAACTTCTTTCAACTGCTTGAATTGACGACGGACGAAAATCCCAATCGCATCTTCGCCATATTGGCTTGAATGTTGGAGCCAATCACCGATCGAACCTTCAGTCTTACCACCTCCTCGGGCACCACCAAAAAAGACCTCAAAAACCGGACACTCTATAAGTGCGGTTTGAGGCCCTTCTTGGGGTTGCCAAATTATTTGCTGACTTTTATCAAGAGCAGCAAACGGGGCGGAAGAAAATGAACTCATTTTTTAGTAACCTGTGTGGCTCCAGTTTTTTTAAACAAATCCTTCGTATCGACATTCGGCGTGGATGGAGTTTCCTGCTTAGCAGCCATTTCCAACTTCCCTTTGGCGGGGGATTTTGGATTTGGTGGGATTTTTGATTTGGTTTGGAGTTCGTCCGGCGTTTTATCCGTCCCGGCGTCTTTCGAAGCTTGTTTATCCATTACGCCAGGAGCTTCCTTATCGACTGCGTCCCCTACCGTCTGTTTCAACGTCTTTCCACCCGAATCAGCAATGAATTTCCGTGCTGCATCCTGACTGATTCCCATCTTTTTCGCTACAGCCGGGTCATCCGCCGCTGCATACATCATCTTTCTTTGTTGGTCCGATTGGAAAGGCATTTTAATAACCTCCAGACGTCTTCTGACGCATGAGAGCTTGAAGCAATGGATTTTGTCCCTGTTGATTTGGATCGTTCATGCTTGAATATGGGGATGGCATCGGAGAAGGATTTTGTTGGGCATTTTGCGGAGGTTGGCCACCTGGATATTGACCAATAACTTGTTGGCCTAAGCCATAACCGACTTGTTGACCTCCATTTGGGTCCTGATTGGGATCACCGGCCATAGGAACTTGTGGATTCGGTTGTTGGCCTTTTTTAAAAGCATTCATTAAAAGTCCCATTGTCATGGGATTGAAGTAAGATTGCTGAGGAAGAGGGGCATCCTGAACATCATAAGCCCCAATTCCGCGATTTTGACCGTAAGTCATTTCATTCCCCTTCAGTGTATTCAGCTTCTATAGCGGGTTGTGGGCCATAACGACGTTCCCAATCTTTTTCATCCTGAAACTTACCAGGTAGTGCGACCACGAACGTATTGTTGGTGACCGGCGAACGGGCTCCGTAAGTCATTCCTTTGGAAGTCAACTCGAATGCTTTCAACGCCAATTTGGGATCATTCGTCGCTTCCATCTTTTCGAGGATAATATCGAGACTCTTCAACGCCACGCCACGCATCCGTTCCTCGACGGTGGCTGTGAGCTTTGGGTCAATGATTTCTTCCTTCCGTAGTGCCAAACGAGCTTGAAAAGCATCCGAGCACATCAACCGTGAAACCCATTGTTTCGAATACCCAAAAAGTTGCCCAAGCTCGATTTCCGAAATACCCGGATTCGCAATAATCTGATCAACCATTGCGTCATGCGTATATCGGACTTTTTTTAAAATTTTTGCACTAAAGTCGGTTGTATCGAGCATGGTGGACATTTTATTTATCCTCTTCTACCGGAAGGGGTTTCAAGTGATGGGCTCGGCGAATCCAAACGCATAATGCCCATTCGGTTTTATCCTTTTCTACGCTTGTGGCATGGTCTTGCCATTGCATATTGGAAGGACCGTCCAACCCACCCGCACACAACGGAATAATATGATCCACCACCCATCCCGGACATGCTCCTTTCGTGGATTGTGTCGCCGGGCATGCATTCAACTTCCTAAATGCATCAACTTCTTTGGGATCACGGGCTTGTGCGCTCGAAACCACTAAAAAAGCCACCAATATGATCAAAAGTTTCATCTTTTTGAGCCTCTTTTTCCGCGCTCGGGGCTTACAGGAATTGGATGGGATTGTACAGGTTTTTTGTTTTTTGTTCCATCGTCCACCTAAATACCTAAGCCTAAAGGTCAACTGTTTACACCCCCCGTTCCGGGACATACCCCCCGGGGGCCTGGGTAGCCCTTGGTTGCACCTTTAAATTGGCACGAAGGTTGCATGCTGGAAGGTGATAGT